TAAATCTCTCTGATTCCAGTTTCTTAAAACTTCATCAGGAAGCATTACGCCTTGTGCTGTTTTCCCATAAGCTCTTTGTGCTGCTTCTGAACATTCAAATTCAAATTTTGCAGCTTCTTGTGCTTTTCTATCTGTAGGATTAGCCATAGCGTTAATAGCTCTCATTATGCTAAATCTTTTAGTTTCTTTTTCAGTTAAACCAATATCTGTAGGAGTTTCTAAAGAAACATCATTAGAAATATTTTCTAATAATTCTCCTCTAAATTCTTCAACAGAAACACCATCTTTAATAGCTTGATTAGCTAAATCTCTTTTATTGTGTCTTACGCCAAGATCAATAATTTCTTTTGAGTTCTTTTGAAATTCTTTTCTTGCTTCATCAACACTTTTAGACCTAACTTCATCAAGATTAATTTCTTGTTTTTCGTTTTCCATTATTTTCACCTTTGTTGTGTTTAATGTTTGTTTATCTTTAGAACGACCAACTCCAACAAGTCTGCTTTGATCTGCTGGAACACTTACAGAACTAATTTCCATAGGTGTCCATGATGCACGATAATAAGTTTCATCATCTTTGTTTTGTCGTTCCAGTTTATCTACCCTGTAGCCAACAGATATATTCATGCGAATACCATCAACTACATCTCTAAAAACTTCTTCAGCAAGAGCAGATTTTCCAAATCTGACTACAGCAGTTGTCCTTTTTGCTGCCTGATCCAGTTTAAATTCTTCAACTACACCTATTTGTTTTTTCATATCGTGATCTAACAGTAGTGGTGCAGTTTTAGATTGCATAAATTCCATATTTATTTCATCTTCAGAATGTCCTAGCACTTCCATACCAAAACTTCTTTCTACTGGAGTTTCACTTGAAACACCGATTCTAACAGTCCTTTTTTCTTCATCAATAGAACGAGCCTTAGATAAATCAATGGTTCTAAATTTCATAGGCATTTCTAACACCTTACGATCTTCTTTTTCATCTTTTCTATCTTTGTCCTCATCCTCATCGTGATATGGTCTTTCAGATTCAGTCATTTCCATTTCTTCTTCTTTATCCTCATGGTGCTTTGCAAACTCTATGATTACAGAATCATCAGTTTCATTAACATTGAGGATATGTCTATCTTCTTTATCTTTCATAGCTTTTTCCTCTTTCGATGATAAAGGATGTGATTTAGGAAGCAAATCTAAATCATGCTTCCCACCTTGAAATCTCCCATTTCGCAAAGCGAATAGGAAGCTGTTTACTCTTGCATAAGCCCATTGTTCAGGAGATGTAACATTAGGTCTTACTGAAGCTGGATTGGTCTTATAAGCACCAATACCTCTTTCAAATACTGCAAGTAGTGTTCTGTATGTTGTTCTTTTTGAAGCCACATTACCAACTTTTTCATTATGTTCTTCAACTTTATTTTTAAGTCCTTTTTCGACTGTACTTGAAACCTGTCTATCTTGTTGTGCTTGACTAGCTGATCCTGATTCTTTTAGTTCTAAATATTTGATAGCTTCTAATATGACATCTTTCATACCTCTTTCACCCAATGTTCCAATACTTAACCATTTTATCTGAGCAACAACACCAGCAATATTTGATGGTCTAGCTGGTTTATCATCTGATTTGAACTGTTTACCATCTTCAAAATGTCTAGCTATCCATGCTTCTCTTTCTTTTATTTTTTCTAAAACTTCAGGAGTTTCATCACCATCTAATGCTTTCATTAGTAATCTAAATGATCTATTGCCCTCTATATTGCCACCTGCTTTCCATATTTCAGGATTGTTTTCTTTTAAACCTGCTGCAAATCTTTTATCAAATATAGGATAGTTTGAGTTTCTTAATGATATTTTTTTATCATCACCTTTTTTTGGGAAATCAGTCGCCATCTTCTTCCCCACCTTGTATATTAGCTTCAACTGGTAACTTAGTTCCAAATGGTTGATATGCTATTTCTATACCATATTGTTTTGCTAACTCTACTTCTTTTTGATGTTGTTCAAATAATTCTTCTACATCTCTACCATAGTTAGCTGATATATCAGAGAAAGTTACAGTTCCATTTTGTAAACCTAATACATTTGATTGCATTTCTTTTAAAGGATCAATCCATGCAAAACTTCTAGGTATATAACTAATAGCTCTAGCAAACTTGTCATACTTTGCTATTGGTAAATTAATATAACCTGTAGATATTGACATTTCTAACCATGACTTAAATATGGGGTTTATAAAATGATCTATGACAAACTGTTGATATAACTGATACATACTTCTATCTTCTAAAGCACCTTGTCTAATGCTTGAATAGTTGACTGATGTTAAGTCATTAGATAAAGCGTGATATGAAATATTAAGACCTGATGCAATACTTCTTAATACACTTGTTGTAAATGGTTCAAATGCAGATGTAGGATGTGTAGGATCAAAACTTTCAAATGACATTCCTGCTGGTAATTGCTCAAACACTCCTGCTTGTGCGTTCATGGATGGATTAAAAGTATCTTCCATCTCACCATCTCCCACATAACCATCGCCATCAGGTGAAGTTATAAAACCCATTTTTGAAGCACCAACTCTAGCAGCAACGATCTCAGCTTCATAATATCCATTAAGCATTTTCATATTAGCTATGATAGGTGCAATAAATGATACTCCTCTTGTTTGTTCTGCTCTTTGTGGTAGGTAGGCGTGTATTATTTCATCTGCTGGAACTCTTATGTATTCCTGTTGTGGTTTTGGATAAGTATTATCATAAGGATGCTTTTTAAATAAATGATATGCTACTGGTTTACCACCTTTATCAAGCTCAACACCCATCTTGATACTGTTGCCATTTTTCAATCTTGTTTCATTTTTATTTTCATCTAAATGGTCTGCTTCAATAAAACTAATTTTAAAACCAAATGGTGAGCTACTATCTTTAACTTTTCTTATAATTACTTCACCATCCCTACAAAGAGTTTCAATAAATATTTTTTGACAATCTATAAATGTAAGTCTTTCATTTACAGTACAATTTCCTAACTGACACCACTCTTTCCATGATCTTTCGATAAGCAGGTTAGCTCCAATATCCAATGACTGATCATCATTTCGTGCTTTGGAGCTAACTCTTACGCCCTGCTTTCCGATCACATTCGATACCATCAGGTTTAAGTATCTTGAAATGAATGGATCGTTTCTTGCTAAATCTCGACTTCTATCTCTTAGAAGCCTTATATTATCTTTTATTTCAGCATCAGCAGATGTAGAGCTAGTTATAAAATCAGCAAATAATCTTCCTGTATTTGCACCTGTATAACTTCTTTTAAATTTTCTTTTTGGTTTTTTATTACCACCAAATATATTGTTATACCAAGCCATTATGTGTAATCAGTTACATTGGTTGTTTGAGTTGATCCAAAGTTTACTTTTACAGTATTACCTGAACCTTGTTTGTTTCTAATTCTTGCAAGTTTTATTTCTTTTAAGTATTCAGCTTTATACCTATCTCTGAATGTTAAAAGTTCATCTATAGACATTCTTGATAAAGACCTACCTGCTATAGACATTGAAGATTGATCCATTGAAGCTCTATTTTCTATAACAGCTTCTATTGCATCTAGTACTATCTTTGCATGACTTCTTAAATCAGCATTAGTGTTAGCTAAATTTTCAGTAATAGTTGTTCTTCCTGAATCAACCATAACTCTATTAGAATCAGAAGATTTAGTTATGTATGCTTCCCAAATATAGTCACCTATTGTATAACTGGTGGTGCTAGATGATGCAGCTTCTATGTAATAAGTATCATCTGCTTCAGTAGCAGTTAGTGTGAATTTTTTTGTACCACCACCACCAGCATCTAAATGAAACTCATATGTTAATGCATATGCACTTACAGGATAATCACTTGCAAGATCATCCCTACGCCATGCCCAATAATCTCCAAGCACAAGCGTACTAGGTTCTTTAGTAGTGTAATTTGCTCTATCAAATGCGTTAGACAAGTAAAAACCTCTCTTTTTATAGATTAATCTACTACTAACACTAAGGTTCTTTAGTATATTGTCAACATTTCAGGTGCAAATTGTTACTATTTCCAAGAAGTAGCAAAATTGTTTCTGTTTATGCCTTTTCTTTGCTTTTTTTGTGTATTTTGTTGACTATTGTTGTCTTGTATCAATATTTTTTGTTCAATTACGTCATAATTAGGATTTAAGATATAAATAGCTGCAAAGTTATAGACTAAAGTATCTAATGCTTCATTTCTTGGTCTTATTTGTTTCCAAACCAAAGACTTCTTACCTCTGAGCCATTTTGTTACTCTTTTTTCTGCTGTTAGTTGTTTAAAATATTCTTCATCAAGATCAGAACAAAAATGTAGTGTAGTAGATTCAGGTTCAGTAGATAACCTAGCAAATATAGCTTCTTTTGCAGTATCAGTACCAACACCATAAAGTACAGCTTTATTTTTACCTACAAATGTTGGTCTATTTACTATTGGTTTACCAGCTTGTGATAAACCCTTGATTGCAAATATTCTTCTAGCTTGTCT